CAGATGGCTCTATCAAAGGTAAATGTGGTACTTCAAAAGATAAGAGTAACCCTGATCGTTGCTTGCCTAGAGCTAAAGCTAACAGCCTATCGAAAAGCGAACGAGCTACAACGGCTCGTAAAAAGAAACGTGCAGGTGCTAAAGGCAAAACTACTGTTGCTAATACCAAAGCGGCGAAAGTAACGGGTTTAAAGAACGGTGGGGCTGTTACCAAGCCCAAAAGACCCTTCGGGGGTAAATCAATTCCGGGAACAGCCGTAGCAAGAGGTTGCGGTGCTGTCATGGCAAACCGGAGAAAGAGAACCAAGGGTTCTGTAAACCAAGCATAGGAGAATAAAATGGCTAGTGAATTTCCTTCCGTAAGTGAGTACTCCGCCGATCTTGTTGGCATGAAGAAAAAAGGTATGGCTAAAGGCGGTGCTGTCGGTATGAAGAAAAAAGGCTACGCTAAAGGCGGAAAAGTCCAGAAGATGGCCGGTGGTGGCATGATGAAGAAGGGCTACGCTAAAGGCGGAAAAGTCCAGAAGATGGCTAATGGCGGCATGATGAAGAAAAAAGGCTACGCCAAGGGCGGCAAGGTAAAGTAACTTGCCATATCTTCAAAGCAATATTCCGCACTTTAAATGCTGGGTGCGAAGAGAGTATACGTGCAATCACTCTAACCATCATGGGGAGTTTTTACACGGCATGGCTATTGCGGTAACAACAATGCCTAACCGTTGTTTAAGCTTTCAAATGATTTTCACAGGATGCGAGTCCGACGGAACTGACGATCCTAATGTTCACGGTGGTGCGATGTGGGCTCGTATGCCTATTACAGCCCTTGTTGGTGACACGCCTTTTGAAGAATGGCCGGAGCCTATGCCGGTTCATTTAGCGCAACCTTGGGACTGTATGTCTCACACTCATGCCGTTTACAGAATGGATAGAGCTCATCCGTGTCCGTGGCTCGCCAAAATAGGGCCCGATTTCTTTCCAGCTAAATACTATTTCACTGTGGATTATACAGAAAGTGAGATAGCGGATGACCCCGCACAGCACAAACAAAGTCATGTTTTGGAGCTTTTAGACGCTGGAAAGTATACCGGAAACATCGTTGCCTTACCTAATAATCGTGTACGTGTTACACATCCAGCATGGTTTGAAACAGGGCACGGTGCTCCTGATTTCTTACCCTCACAGCATATACACTATTCAAAATCCGATTTAGACTATACAATGGATGTAAATCAAATTTTCGACAACCTGTATGCGGAAGATAAATAATGGCTACATCAGGAAGCACAGATTTTGAGCTAAACGTTGCGGACTACGTAGAGGAAGCCTTTGAGCGTTGTGGCTTAGAGGTTCGGACTGGGTACGACTTAACTACAGCAAGACGTTCTCTAAACATAATGTTGGCGGAATGGGCTAACCGTGGTCTAAATCAGTGGACCATCACACAAAGAACACAAGCTCTCACTTCGGGCACTAGAACTTATGCGATAGCCGCAGATGTGATTGATATCTTGAGTGCCGTTGTTACAAGAAGCAGTACGGACTTTGCACTTACTCGGGTCAGTCGAGACGATGATCTTAAAATCCCCAGTAAAGCCACCACAGGACGCCCCACACAATTTTTCTTAGATAGGCAAGTGACACCTAGTTTGCGTATTTGGCCGACTCCTGAAAACAGCACAGACGTTATTGTTTATAACGCTTTAACTCGTATTGAGGACGCAGATTCCGAGATCAATACGTTGGATGTACCTTTTAGATTTTACCCTTGTTTGGCTGCCGGTCTAGCCTATTACATATCTTTGAAGAGAGCCCCTAATCGTACACAGATGTTAAAAGTTATGTATGAAGAAGAGTTTGAGAGGGCTATGGGTGAAGATCGTGACCGTTCCAGCTTTACCGTAACTCCTGAATATTCTTACTTTAGGACAAATTAATGGCTAAATTCGCCTCCGGAAAAAACTCCTACGCAATTTCTGACAGGTCTGGTTTCCGGTATCGGTATAAGGATATGCGTAAAGAGTGGAACGGGTTACTTGTTGGCAAAGATGAGTTTGAAAGAAAGCACCCTCAGTTGGGTCCGTTTAGAAAGATACATGACCCACAATCGCTAAAAGAGGCTAGACCGTCAAGAGTAGAACCTCCTGTAGCAATCCTTCTAGGGGTAAAGCCCTTTACATCTAACAACGCTGGAACAAACGTTATAACTGTCACTCAATTGTCTCACGGCAGGTTAAACGGTGTTACGGTGCGGTTCAGGAAAACGGCAGGCTTTGATGGGTTTACACGAGAGGTGTTAGAAAATGCAAACGGTTACTCAATTACTGTTGTGGATGAAAACACATATTCTTTCACGGCATCAAGTGGAACAGCAATCTCCGGTAACACACGAGGCGGCGGCAACCATGCGACCGCTGGCCCAGTCACGTTGGAGAATTAAATGAGTTTTACATTTACACAGCTAAAAACAGCCATAAAAGATTTTGCAGAAAACGAAGAGTCTTCCTTTGTAACTAATTTGCCTGTGTTTATCCGTGGTTGTGAGGACCGCATTTTCACACTGGTTGATTTAGAATTGTTTCGTAAAAACGCTACCGCTACGCTAACACAAAATGATCCGTTCGTTACATTGCCCGGGGATTACTTAGCGTCTTTTTCTTTTCAAATTACAACAGCGGGTAAACAAGACTTCTTGCTTCAAAAAGATGTGAACTTTGTTCAACAGTATGCTCTGGCTGCTGGTGCCCCCGGCACACCAAAATACTACGCCATGTTTGATGTGAGTAATTTTATTTTGTCTCCCACTCCAGATGCCGCTCTTACAACTGAGTTACACTATTATTATCGCCCAGCTAGCATCACTGCTGGTACGGATAGTGGCACAACATGGTTGAGCGAGAATGCCCCGAACGCTCTTCTTTACGGTTCCCTTGTAGAAGCGTATACTTACATGAAGGGAGAGCAGGACATGATGCAGTTGTATGAGCAACGGTTCATACAGGAAGTGCAACGCTTAAAGGACTTGGCGGAAGCTAGAGAAAACACAGACGCATATAGGCAAGGGCTACCGTCTAGTCCAAGGACTTAGGAGTTAGATAATGGCAACAACAAATGCAGCAACCACTTATTTAGAACACGCTATTTTGCAGTTCTTATTTAAGAACAACTCGGAGAGCTTCGCAACACTGGGCAACAATATCTATGTTGGCCTAGCAACAGCCGTTTCAAACGCAGAAGCAGGCACTCTGACAGAAGCAACTTTTGGCAACTATGCTCGTCAACAAGTAGCGGCTTCAGCATGGACTGTTCCAGCAGTTAGCACAGACACACAAACAGCAATAAACGCCGCCAACATTGAGTTTCCAGCTTCCGGTGGAACAAACAATACAATCACACATGCTTTTATTGCGGACGCTTCATCAAGCGGCAACATTCTTTTTATTGGCGCACTTGACGCTAGTAAGGCAATTGCGACAGGTGACATCTTCCGTATCAACGCAGGTAACTTATCTATTGAGTTGAAGTAATGGCCCTTGTTCTTAAAGACAGAGTAAAAGAAACTACCACTACCACAGGCACGGGAACCTATTCCCTTGGTGGGGCCGTGACAGGTTTTGAAACCTTTGCCTCAGTTGGTGATGGAAACACAACTTACTATGTCTGCACAGACAACACTGACTTTGAAGTAGGTATTGGCACTTTCACCTCATCAGGTACGACGCTAGCAAGAACAACTATTCTTCAGTCAAGCAACAGCGACAATGCGGTTAGCTGGAGTTCAGGAACAAGAACTGTCTTCTGTACTTTGCCTGCGGAAAAGATGACGTTCCTAGATGCTAGCGGAAATATTTTAGCCGCAAATGCAAGTAACCTTACCGCACTAAACGCCAGTAATATATCTTCTGGAACTGTTGCTAATGCAAGACTAGACGCACAGCTACAAGATGTAGCCGGGCTAGCTGTAACAGATAGCGGTTTCATAGTTGGTAACGGCTCTAACTTTGTGTTGGAGTCAGGCGCGACAGCCCGAACATCTCTTGGCCTTGGCACAACAGCTGTGCTTGACACAGGCATATCCAATACAAACGTACCTAAGTTTACAACTGGTGTTTCAGATGACGACTTTTTAAGAGTTGCTGGCACAGCTATAGAAGGACGCTCTGCAACAGAAGTGTTGTCTGATATTGGAGGTCAAGCTTCTCTTACATTTGGCATATCAAACACAAATGCTGTTAAGATAGATAGCGCTTCTGTAGCAGATGACGAATATGCACGGTTCACTGCTAATGGTCTTGAGAGCCGCGCTACATCAGAGGTTCTAAGCGACATAGGGGCACAAGCCTCTCTTACATTTGGCATATCAAACACAAATGCTGTTAAGATAGACAGTGCCTCCGTTGCAGACGATGAGTATGCAAGGTTCACTGCTAACGGACTTGAGAGCAGGTCTACGGCAGAAGTTGTATCGGACATTGGGGCTGCAACCCTAGATGATGCCACAGCTTTAGCAATTGCCCTTGGGTAGTAGGAGAAAATAAATGGCTAACACATTTAAGGTAGTATCGCATGATGTCATGCCTGCTAGCGCAGGGACACCAGAGGCGTTGTATACTGCTCCAAGTAGCACAACAACTGTTGTACTGGGTATGGTCTTGGCAAACGTACATACCAGTCAGGTGACGGCAAGCATAAAGCTAGTGAGTGATACATCAGGTGGTGGCAGAACAGCTACTAACACTACAACCTTCTTGTTGAAAGATGCACCCATTCCTGTTGGTGCAACCCTAGAAATATTAGCAGGTAACAAAGTCGTTCTTGAGACTACAGACGCTATTCAGGTAGACTGCTCCGTAGCTGATAAAGTAAGTGTAACAATGAGTATTATGGAGATAACCTAATGCCTTTTATTGGACAGCAGTTATCACCAAACTATCAATCTATACCATCGGTTCAACGGTTCAACGGCGACGGTAGTGATACTACATTTACCCTGACCACTGCTGTGTCCTCTGTGCAGGATGTACTTGTGTCAGTAGATGGTGTTGTGCAGGATACTGCCGCGTACACTATTCCAGACGGAACCACCCTTACATTTTCTGCGGCACCTTCTTCTGGCACGGGCAATATATTTGTAAACTATAATGCGCCTCAAGTTGGCACCATTACTCCTGCCGCTGAGAATAAGGGTAACTTCAAGGGCGGCGGTTTGTTTCGTACCAACGCACAGACATTAACCGCAAACATCACTATACTAGCCACAGAGAATGCCAATGTTACTGGTCCATTTACTGTGGCTTCTGGTGTTACATTAACCGTGGAAAGCGGTGGGACATTGGTGACGCTATGAGTACATTAAAAGCAGATACCATACAAAGCACAGGCGGCGGTGCGGCTACGCTGACTAAGCAGAGTGCAAATAAATATTTTGTAAAATATGATGCTATAAACAATGCGGTTGATGGAAGCCTAAACAGTAGTTCTGTAACGGACAACACGACCGGTGTTCAAACATACAACTACACCAGTAACTTCACTGGTTCAGATTATGCTTCAACTGTTACTAGTGTTTCTCGTAGTAGTGGAAATGATACAGCTTATTTATCTGCCTATAATGGCGGCAGTGATAACGACATGATTGCGGCTGAGTATACTTCAGCATTAATTGTTTATAGAACAAAAAATACAAATGGCACGCAAGAGATAGACATGGACCCTATGTCTGTAATTAATGCGGGAGACCTAGCATGAGTGAAATAAAAACA